CGGTTGCCATGACCTCGCGGGCTACGTCTGCGTAGCACTCGCGGTAAAGGTCAACGCCGTATTTGTCGCGGATGGCGTCGAGCTTGTCCACGTCGAAAAGCTCGGTAAACGATTCGTACTTGTGCGGGGTGGGGAGGCGTGCGGCGCTGATCTCGTTTCTGCACTCCCAATATCCGGCGGTTTTCATGGTTGCGCTCCTTTCAACAGCAGGTCCAGAGATATATACATTCGATGATTTCGACGTAGGTCTTTGCGGTTAAAATTCTCTCGCGGTTACGGGCGATATATCCCGATCCAGTCAGGTATACGCCAAAGCCGCGGTAATTTTCGAGAAAGTACATGGCGGTGTCCTTTCTGCCTTCGTTCCTCCGGGGCGGGCTGTTCAGTTCTTAATTTCATTGTAGCAGGGTTGGCCAAGGGGGTTTTTGCCGGCAGGCGGGGAAATCGCTTGACATTCGCCGCCAAATCTCTTATTTTGAAGGGAGAAAGAACAGAAGAAAGGCGGGGATGGACGGATGATGAATGACAAGATGCGGTTTGAGATAGAATACAACCGGAATTTGCGGTATATCCTGGGCGGCGGCACGGATCAGATCCTCTGGGGCGCCAGGGAATTTTCCAACTATACCATCAGCAAGAGACTTTTCTTCTTTTTACGGGAACACGCTCTGGAGATTCATAAGAAAGCGCCGGCACTATATGAGCGATATTTCACCGAAAAGACAGAGGGGGCACGGCTTTTGGAGTTGGCTGAAGCCGTCGAGAAACTGCGGATGGGGGACGAGACGGCAGCGCAGCCATATAGGGACCTTTCGGCGCTGGCAACGGAGGAAAAGCCGGTGCTGTTCTGGCTGACGGTGTTTTTCTGCTGGGCGTTTTTGCGGTTTTATCTGCGGGAAACGCCGTGGAAACCGGAAGAGGTTGAGGCCGGAATCTGCCGGATGATGGGGATGGAGGACCAGAAGGAAGCGATTTTCCTGTACACCCACAAGATTCACCTGACGTTTTTTGATCTGTTTCTTTCCATTGTGGAAGAAATGATTGCGGAGCCGATTACGATAACCGAAGCATTTCAAAGGCTGGCATAAACAACGCAGCGGTTTCTCTTTGAGCCGCCCCGGAGTACCGGGGCGGTTTTCCTTTTAGCGGGACGGTGGGCGGCCTGTTCAGGCGATACCCAAAACGGAGCGGGCGGCGCGTTCGGCGTTGTCGGTGAGCTGGCGCTGCCATGCCTGATTTTTCGGAGACCAACGGAAGCCGTTTTGCTTCAGGGCGGCGCGGGTGTCGGCGTCGGGGATGGCGTCAAAGAGGATTTGGAGTCTGTTCAGGTCGATATTGCGGACGATCTGGCCACCGTCAAAGGCGGTGCCGGTCTGAGGCTGGGCGGCCTGCTGTTCCCGCTTGTCAAGCTCCGCGAGGCGCTGTTCTGTCCGCTCGATCTTGCCCCGGATGCTGGCCAGTTCGTAAGCGGGGAAGGGGGAGCCGTACTGGGAGATGGGGGAGCCGTCACCGGAGGCGAACACGCCGGGACGGGTAAGCCATGCGCGGTTTTTCTCGCTGAGACCGGGGCAGCCTTCCAGCGTTTTGTGCTTGCGGTAATAGGCGTTGGCGGTTTTGGCGTCCTCCAACATCTGGCGTTGGCTGTTCAGGCGCTCGGTGAGCATTTCGCGGGCGTGGGGGTCGGCAAGGTCTACCGGGCCGGTGCCGACGCTGCGGATCTTGTCCAGAATCGCCTCGATCTGCCGGTATTCCTCCCACAGGGAGTCCTCGCGGGACATTTGGAGGTTGTGCTTGCGCATATTGAAGTTGCCCGCCCCGGCTATAAACTGGCTGGGATAGCTGGCCTGGTTGCGGTTATAATCGTTCGTCCACTGGGCAAGGCGGCGGGCGTAGCTGTTCAGCAGGGCGTCCAGCTTGTCATGGTAAAAAGCGCTGACGCGGGCCTTCTGCTGTTCTACCATCTGGGCGGCTTTGTTCACGGCATTTCGATAACTGGCCGTGGCGCTGCCGGGTTTGTAGTCGCTCATGTGGACGCAATAGTGGGCGTTCCGGGCGGTTTCCTCGTCGATGGAACCATAAGGCGGGACCGTTTCAGGCCGATTTTCCGGGGTGGGCTGTTCTGCCTGTTCTGCGGTGGTGGCCTCCGGCTGTTCTGCGGGCGCTTCCGCGCCTGCGCCGGTGGCGGGGGTCTGCTGTTCGGGCTGTTCGGTGGCGGTGCTGGGCTGTTCAGCCCGCAGGCCGTCAGCAACGGAGCGGTAAAAGGCTTGCGTTTCTTTCGTATCCTTGACGGTCTGGCAGTCCTCGCCAAAGTCCCATGTATAGCGCTTGATCGTCACGTCCAGGCTGTCCGCCTCGGCTGTGAAGAAAGCCGCAATGTGGGCGGTGTTGGGGAAAGTCTTGATTTCGATTTCCGCGTGCTCCTGGTTCCACTGGTTCGCGGCGGCCCGCTTGTCCCGGCTGTTCACAAAGGCGTGAATGGGCCAGAAGCAAATATTATCTTTTGCGGTGCTGAGTTCGCCGTTGCGCTTGATGCGCCGGAGGCAGTGATCCCGGCCGCTCCAATTTGGATCGCCGGGGGTGTGCTCGACGAAGTAAAGGCCGTTGTCATTCTTGAAGTATGCGCCGGTGATCTCCACCACGTCGCCGGTTTTCATGGTGCGGTTGTTCTTGTCAGTCATGGTAAAATCCTCCTGAAATGTGTTTTGAATGTGTAGATTTTGGCTTTCTGGGGTGCCGTCGCTTTTATCGGTGCGGCGGCTCCAAGGTGTCCGGGGTGGCTGTTCAGGCGTAAACTTTGCCGTTGGCGCCGGTCTGGTAGCTTTTGAAGATCAGAACCGGGCCCTTCAGCAGGGCGGCGGCGTCCTCGATATAGGAAGCGGAAAAGCAGCCGTATTTACTGCGGGTGATCTTGACTTTCTCGTCCTCCTTCAGGGTTTCGTGGGTGGCCTGTTCCGGGAGAACCTGCCAGCCGTTGAAGATCAGCAGGGAGGACGAACCGCAAAACAGCCGGCCGCGGGTGGAGCGCTTGCGGTATGGGGTGTAGGTCAGGCGCACAACGTCGGCGTGCTGGGCGTAGGTGGTGAGGGTGTAGCCGTGAAAGGTGATTTTCTCCGCGATGGGGAAACCGAACTCGGAGAGATATACAAGGGTATATTTCCGGCCCGGAACCAGCCCGGCAGCGTCCACAGCTTTTTGCAGGGGTTCGGCGTACTGCTGGACCATGGAATGAAACGCGGCCAGCGCGGCGGCCTCCGTTGTAACGGTGGTGCTGTTCAGCTCGTCGCCGTTCTCGATGAGGGCAGCCACCTCGATTTGACCGCCCAGGGGCCGCAGGTCCGCGGCGTTGATGATGACTTTCCGGCGGAGGGTGTAGCCGCCGCCGATCTCGGCATGATAAAGACTGTTAAACATGGGGCGTTACCTCCTGGTTTCGTTATCGAGGGCGGCCAGCGCGGCGGCCATGCCCTGCTCAAATATGCGGGTGTTCTCTGCGCTGGACTTTGAAAGATCGTTGGAGTAGTTGCAGGCGGGCCAGAGTGGGCAGGCACACGGGCCGCGGCCTGGGTTGTAATGCTGGTTGCAAATGGTTTCGATGCGTTCGCCGATCTCGGCGGGAATGTAAAGCCATGCCATTTTGCGGGCCTCCTTTCAGGTGGTTTTGATTTTGGCGGGCTTGCAGTCGAAAAACGCCCAGCGCAGGACTTTAAGCAAAAGCGCGGCGGGGAAATCTTCAGCGGCCCAGCGATCCAGCGTCTTATAAAGACCCTCCGCGCCGCCGGCGGCGCGGATATAGGTTTTTTTCAGAGAATACGCAAAAGCGGCATCCGGGACGATTTTAACGGTTTTCTGTTCGCCGTTCCGGCTGACGGTCAGCAGATCCGCGGCGGTGGTTTCGACAGTCCAGCGGGCCACCGGTTCAGACTGGCGGGTTTCCATATTGAAAGCGGTTTCTGTGTAGGTGATCATTTGGCGATCCTCCTTGATTTTGATTTAGCGGCGGGCCTCGATCCGGTCCACCACGCGGAACATCAGGCGGGCAAAGGTGCCAGCGCCCAGAACGAGGATAAAAAGGGGAAAACTCATAGTGTGGGCCTCCTGTCGGTGTGTTGTGCTGTCCACTTGTTAAGTATATTATACCACTTGATAAGTATATGTCTACTGTTTAAATATACAACTTATTAAGTAGATTTTTGTTGATTTTGTACACTTGTTAAGAGCGCGCAAACAACGTATGATAAAAGACAAGAAAAGGAGGTGGAACCATGCCACCGCGAAAATATACAGAGGCGCAGAAGAACGCCAATAAAAAATGGGATGCGGAAAATTTAGATCGGATGTCGGTTGCACTGCCTAAAGGCGCAAAAGATACGATCAAGGCCCACGCCGCCGCCATGGGGGAAAGTGTAAACGCATTTTTCAACCGGGCAGCGCTGGAACAGATCCAGCGGGATCGGGGCAGCGAAAAAACGGAAGCAGCCACAGAAACAGAATAAAAAAGCAGCGGCCCGGATTTTTTCCGGGTCGCTGTTCTGCGTTTTGGGGTTAGTCGGCGGGCTGTTCGCCAAGCTGGGACAAAATAAAGGCTTTGATTTCGGCGTTGGGGGTGGTGCCGCGTTCGGCGCAGATGGCCTTATAGCGTTCTCCCGTCTGGCGGTCCATCCGGCAGGCAAGCACAATTTGCGCCTTGTTTTTATACTTGTTTTCCGCCCGTCTTTGGGCGTCTGTTCTGGTGGTGCTGGTTCTGGGTCTGGGCATGGTTTTACCTCGCTTTCATAGGGTGGAGCGGCCCGGGGTGATCCTGGGCCGCTGTTCTGTTACTCCCAGCGGTCGAAAAATCCAAAGTTGCCGAACTGGATCACGTCCGCCTCGTCGGTTTCCGTTTCGGCGGGGTCGAATGGGACCCCGTACCATCTACGCCGGGCCACTTCCTCGCGGTTTTCATCCTCAATCGAGATATCACACTGCGTATAGCTGGCGCCCTCGTCGGCCGCGGCTTTGGCCTCGTCTAAAGTGCCGTCGCACTCGTCAAACAATCCATTGTTGTAATAAATCGTAAACATGATTTCGTCCTTTCTCCCGGTGTAGCCGGGTCGCTGTTCTGCGGGGTCAAACACTCAGCAGGGCGGCACCGTTAACGGTGATCCGTGCCTCGTCCGGGTGGGCCTCGTTCCAGGCGTTTTTAAACGCCCAGGAATTAAACCGGAAATCCGGCAGGCCGGGGAATGGGATCATCTCGCCGGCCTCGCCGAGCACGTTACACACGGCCAGCGCGGAAGCGCGGGAGATCGGCAGAAAATAGCGCCGCTGGATCTCGCGCAAGATGGCGTTGTGCGCGTCCTGTTCTGGGGTGGTGGGCATCAGCGGAGCCAGAAACGCGAGCTGATCCGCCTCCGGCGCTTCCTGGGCGCGCTCTATCTCCGCCACGATAGCGGCAGGATCACCGCCCAGGGTGTACAGGTAGCCACTTGCAGCGGCTCCATATTGGGCCTCGTACCGCTCTAACAGATTAGCCATTGTTCCGGGCCTCCTCTCTGTGATCTCTCAAGTATTTTTCGGCCTGCTCCGCCATGTGGGAGCAGCGCCAGCCCTCCGGGGTGTTAAGCGTGCAGTTTCCGCAGCCACCGCAGCGGCGGAACTCGTCGAGGACCGCGGCAGCGTGGGCCGCATCTCTGATATAGTAGTTAGCCATTGGTTACATCCTTTCCCCGGCGGAGCGGCCGCCGGTCCGGTGATGGTGTGTTATCCTCTTGACATCTATTATTATAGGGTGCCGGAAGCAGAAAAGCAAGGGGTTTACCCCATAAATATTATACAAAATATGGGGTTTACTTTTGTAAGAATTGACTATTGAAATATAGGGTTTACCCATATATAATGGGATCATAAAGCACAGGACAACACCACGGAGGCCAACAGGTCAGAGGGGCACCGTCCCGGAAAGGATTACAAAATGGAGAAGATTGAAATTAACTACACAACTAATGAGCAGCTCTGGACCCTCGAAACCGTCGCCGAGGCGCACGGCTACAATAAAAAGAATGATTGCTACTGGGCGCAGATTTTTGAGAACGCCGCAGGCGATCAGATCATCACCAGCCGCGAAGATACCGCCAGCGCCGACCCCGCCGCCGATCTGGCCGCCCTGCTGGACGAGAACACCACCGAGGCCCACCAGGCCGGAAAGGAACACGCCATGACGAGCAAAGACGCTTACAATATGGATCTTGACGAACTCCGCGCCGCCATTGATGCACTTCTTGCAGCGGTGCCCAGCAGCACGAAGCGGAGCGACGTCCACCGCCGAGAAGAGGCGGAGCGGATCGCCGGCAGCGCCCGAGCAACAATCGCCTGCATGAGAAGTGATTATATCGTAGCAGAGTAACCGCCACGGGGCCGGGACACTGGCCCCGCCGATCACCAACCACCACGAACACATTTTAGGAGGTTTACACCATGAAAAAGAACTTTTTTGAAACGATCCCTGGCGTCGTCCGCCTGGACTCCCGCGTTGCTATCTACGTGCCCAGCACCACCGACACCGACCACGCCACCGACAACCGGCAGCAGGTGGAGGAAGTCGCCGCGAAGCTGTCCGCCATGTTTGGCGGGGCCACCGCCACCGAGGCCCGCGGCTACTGGGTGAGCCAGTCCGCCGGACTCGTGGGCGAGGCCGTGACCATCGTTTACAGCAACGCCGCAGCCGAGGACATCGAGCGCCACGGCGCCGAGATCGTCGCCATCTGCCACAAGATCAAACGCGAGATGAAACAAGAGGCCGTCAGCCTTGAGATCAACGGCGAACTGTTCCTCGTGTGATCTCCGCCGCCCCCTATACCATACACCACCAGCCCGCAGGGAATGCCCCCGCGGGCTTTTCTCGTGCCCCCTGAGCAATACCGCACAGCACCGCACCGCAGACCAACGCCGCGCAGCCGCTTGCATCCTGGGCCATGCCAGGCGGCTATTTTTAACCCCTATGCGCGCGGGCGCGTTTCTTGCGGGCGCGCTTGATTAGAGTACCCTAAAACGTACCCCCGGAAAGCCCCCGACGCTTTACCCGGATGAAGAAAAGCGCGGAGCACTCCCGCAGACCCGGAAGCAATAGACAAGGGGAAAGGGGGAAGGGGTGGAGGAGTCACCGCCGGGGGGCTGTTCCGGCTGATTGTATCAGATCGGCCACCGCCGACCATGCCAGACCGGGAACCGCCAGCAGACCAGCCGCCGAGCATCGGAGGACGGCCACCACCACCGGCACCGAGGTCCAGAGAACCGGCAGCGGCCCCGGCTCCCGCCGTCTTTCGTCATGTTGCACAATGGCGGCATGGGCTGTTGTTGCATTTGCCACCAAAAAAGGCGGTAACTGTTGCCCTAATTGCTTATTATGGCAACAGTTGCGACATTTGCAACAGGTTTTTGCCCTCTCCGAGGCCCGCCCAGCGGCCCCGCATCCGCTCCAATGGCACCAGCTGACCAGCTGACCACGGCCCCGGCTTGGTGGGGGGGGTGGTTTACAGACCTGGCCACCGGATCGGCGCAGAATCTCTCCACAACTCTTCCCCCTCCCCCCATGTTCTCATCCCCCTCGCCCTCTCTTCCCCCTCTAAGGGGGGGTAGTTTAGAAAACCGGGGGCAAAAAACGAAAAAGTCAAAAAGGGGTCCAAAAAAATTTTATAAAAACGCTGCGCTTATGTGGGGAATACGTACTTAGGTTGCGCGGCGCGGGCGGGGCGCAGGCGGTCGGTAGGTGACGTGCTGGTAGGCGGTAGATGAAGCGGGTGTGCAAAAACCCTATTGGAGGGGGTTGCTATGCTAAAGATAGGAGAACTTTTGTGAAGCCATGGCAATGGAGGTGAGCGTGAATGCCAACCGGGAGTTCTGAGCGCTGTGTGTCATTGTTTGAGTTTTGGGGAGACAAGAGCCAGTATGCGGCGTGGCTGCAGGGGGAGTTTGCTGAAGAAGCGGATTTCCATGCCCATACGCTAAACGCCTTGCGGGTGGCGATGGACGAAGAACTGACGGATACACAGAGGAAGTATATGGAGATGTTTTTCGTCTATGGCATAAGCACGAAGGATATCGGTCAAGAGTTGGGGGTAAACAAGGCAACAGTCAGCAGGACGATCAATTGTGGGCTGGATAGACTGTACCATGTCCTCCGCTACGCGAACCCCCGATACCTGACCTTTCCGAAAAGCCGCACGGCAGCATCTCTAAAGAAGGGGCGCAAGCAGCGGGAGAAAGGGTCTTAGACTGAGACGAGAGATATTGTGCCAAAAACAGGGGGTGTATGTATGGCATATAAGCGGAAATACAGGCAGGGGGCGCAGGTCAAGAGCATTGAGGACTTTCTGCATTCCCCGGAGACGCAGTATTTTTTCTGGCATGGGAGGACGGTTCATAAACAAGTCTTTATGTACTGGCAGCTTGATATGCTTATCAGGGAAATCGGTGGCAGACATCTTTATTTTGCGAATAAGAACGTTCCGGCTGATGGAGATACGGAATGAGCTGCTATGGGTGTATCTGCAACAACTGCCTCTATAACTGCGAGTTATTCAGCGCATACTTCACGCCGGGGGAGATCAAGGACGTGGAGGACGTCTGCTATTGCTGTGATGAGTGCGAGTGGTTCGATGGGGACTATACGAAGCGGAGCCAATGGCGAAAAGCGTGTGAAAAATTTCGCCTACCGGCGAAGTATAAAGAGCATCTTGAACAGATGAAGCAGAAGGAGGCTCGTGCGGCGGTCAAGCGCCGCATGGCATTTACTGTTATCAAGGGAGGGAAAAAGGATGGATAGCTTGAATGCAAGCAGAATAGCTGGCGGGAACAGTGCGTATGGGCGGAGTCAGTCAGACTTCTATCCCACGCCGCCGGATGTAACGGTGGCGCTCATGCGCTTTTTGAATCTTCCACGCACAACGTCCGTGTGGGAACCGGCAACGGGAGAGGGCGATATGGCCGGTGTGCTTCAGACATACTTTGAGACCGTCTATACAACGGACATTCTGGATGGGACGGACTTCTTGAAGTCCAGCATTGACGCAGCTGATTGGATTATCACGAACCCGCCTTTCTCGCTGGCGGAGGCATTTATCCGCAGAGCAGCGGAGCTGGGCAAGCCTTTCGCATTCCTGCTCAAGTCGCAGTATTGGAACGCAACGTGCCGGCGGAAGCTGTTTGACGAAATCCCGCCCAGCTACATTCTGCCGCTGACGTGGCGCCCGGATTTCTTTTTTAAGAAGCGGATGCCCGGAGAGAAGGGAAGTCCGCTGATGGACGTGATGTGGTGCGTTTGGCTGACGCCATGGAAGAATGATATTCAGACGGTGTACCGTCCGCTGACGCGGCCGGAGATGGGAGAGTAAAGATGATTGAGTACATCAGAGTTGTAAGCAAGCAGCGGCCCGCGAAGCGGGCGTTTGATATGCAGGTCGGGGCGCACCTGCGTGTGTATGTTGCCGGTAAGATCACTGGGGATTCGAACTACCGGGAGAAGTTCGCCAAGGCAGAGCAAGCCCTCACTGCCATGGGACATTGCGTCCTGAACCCGGCGAACCTCCCCTCCGGCATGGAGCAGGGCGATTATATGCGTATCTGCTTTTCCATGATTGACTGTGCGGACTGCGTGGTTCTGCTGCCGGACTGGCGTGAGAGCGACGGCGCACGGTTAGAGCGGGCCTACGCCGAGAAAATCGGGAAAGAGGTTGTTGTGGCAGATCAGGGCCGGATCGATGAGTTTTTGGAGAAGATGGGAAGATAAAAATGGGAATGACAGTTTGCGCAGTCCACAAATGCGATATGGTTTGGAGGAAATGTGATGGAGCGATTGACATACCGCGATAAAGACGGATTCCCGATGATGAAAAAACGTGGTGGATTCAAACAGGGAGGCGTTGAGCGCCTTGCCGCCTACGAGGACACGGGGCGGACGCCGGAAGAAGTAACCGCGTTGGGAAAACTGTTTGATTACGCACTGGAAGAATCGAAAACGCTGACGGAGCAGCTTGCATTGCTCAATCGCATCCGCAATCTGGCCGAGGCCGACAGAGACGGGCGGCTGGTGGTGCCGCCGTGCAAGGCGGGAGATACGGTGTATGAGGTTACAAGTCGAAAAACCATAAGCGAATACCGAGTAAAGGCAATTCGCGTGGAATTGTTTTGTACATTCATTGAATGGGATATCGTAGCCGGGTTTGTTGATAAATCCATTTTCGGCGTACCGGTTGATGAAATCGGCAAGACCGTGTTTCTTACCCGCGAGGAGGCGGATCGTGCATTGGAGGGCAAGCGGAATGCGTGAGATATTATTTCGGGGAAAAGACCCCGAGAGCGGAACATGGTACGAGGGTTACTACATGGCTCTTTCGGATACGACCTATTGCTTCCAAGGGGACTATGCCGCACACCCGGACAACACCAAACATTACATCGTTTTTGACCGGATGACCGACTGGGGACTTCCGAACCAGCATTTGAGAGCGGATGTAGACCCTGTGACTGTCGGACAATACACCGGGCTAAAGGACACGAATGGTAAGAAGATTTTCGAGGGTGACTTCGTGATTTCGACAAATCCGCGGCGGCTCTCAAACAAGCCGGAATTAGTGGAATATAACCCGTCGAGCGGATACTGGATGTGCGATCCACGCAGAGGTCCGCTTGTAGTTGGCAATGTATACGACAATCCGATGGAGGGAAAACAGAATGAGTAAAGCCGTACTTATCAGCATCCGCCCCAAGTGGGTGGAAAAGATCGCCAACGGCGAAAAGACCATCGAAGTCAGAAAGACCAAGCCGAAGCTGGACACGCCGTTCAAATGCTACATCTACTGCACGCTGCCAAAATATCCGCACGAGGATTTCATTGCGACGGACTATCCAATGCCACAGTTTTACGGCGGCGGCAAGGTCATTGGGGAGTTTACCTGTGACCGGATTTACAAGATTGACAAGGATAGTACGGATTTTCTTTTTAAGGTCGGGGGACTATCCGTTTACAAGCAAGCTGCCGAAGAAAAGTGTGGCCTGTGTGTGGCTATGACAGACGATGAGTTGCACGGCTATCTTGGACATTGCCAGGGCTACGGCTGGCATATCTCCGACCTGCGCATTTATGATGCGCCGAAAGAATTGAGCGAGTTTAAGACGCTATGTAGAGTCGACGCCGATTGCTGTGCCTGCCCTTATTACAATTACACCAAAATGGACTGTGATGGCCGGGTTATCGGTCGCCCGCCCCAAAGCTGGTGCTATGTGGATGACGTGCAATCCAAATAAATCAAAAGAAAAACCCTCGCTTTTGAAGCGGGGGTTTTCCGTTCGTAAAACCGTTCGTAAAATCGAAGATAAAACGCCTTGCATTTGGTATTTTTATTGACGTAATGGAAAATATTTTTACCATCTGAAAATGGCTGAACCCGTTGAAATATAAGGAAAACCCCACAATCACAAGGATTGTGGGGTTGGTCCGAGTGGCGGGAGTCGAACCCACTAATAAATGGCTATAACCATTGGAAATGCAGAGCCGTTTTGCAGCGTTCGTAAAATCGTTCGTAAAACGCGAGGCTTGGCGGTGGGGGACATGGGAAAGTCAGGCGGACGCGCGAGGCGTTTGGTCAGGAAGCTGTTCTTCGTCCGGAGCGGGGTCATCGCCTCGGTTTTTGTAAAACCGCTCCATTTTGTTTTCGGCGTTGAGACGGTCCTCTCTGGCGAGTTTGAGATAAATCTTATGAACGGTGTTATGATCGCTCCATCCACCGATTTCTTGCACTTCCAATTCGCTTAACCCAAGATGGAAACCGAGGGAGGCGAAAGAGCGGCGAAGTCCGTGAACACCGCACTCAGGAAGGTCATTCTTTTTGCAGATCAGGTTGATGCCGCCGCGCAAAGAATTTTCAGTACAATCCAAAATGGGAAGGCCGGCACTTTTTCTCTGCAAAAGCAGCTCGTAAAGGGCGGGGATCATAATTTGGATCGTGCGTTGAGACGAAACGTTTTTGTTTGTCTTTTTGTACACGAAGTTTCCGCTTTTATCCATGACCCGTGCGCCCTGAACGGTGATTCGCTTTTTCTTCAAGTCTATATTTTCCCAGGAAAGGCCGAATATCTCAGAACGGCGGAGGCTGTGAAGGGCCAGCAGCGCGCCCGCTTCAAACCGGCTGCCGCTCACAGCGTCCACAAAAACAAGGATCTGCTGGTAGGTCAGCCAGGGAAGGTCTTTTTTTATGCTTTGAGGGAGACGGACTTCCGGCGGAGCGATGTGATTATCCCGCATCACGGTGCAAACAAGGCCCCATGAATTATACACCGTTTTAGGGGACAGCGTTTTGCTGGCTTCGTCGATCTCCGACTGCCAATTTGAAAGGTCCTGTATTTTGGCGTTGATCTTTCCGGGGAAGCGATTCTTTTTGATACACTCATATCCACGAATCGTTGACGGGGATAGAGATTGATTTTTTCCCAAATAACTGTCGATTGCCTGAAGAAGCGTGAGACTGCATTTTGATTCCTTTTTGGCTTCCAGAAAGCCGGCGCGGATGGCGCGGGCCTTGGCTTCGCAGAGAGCGGCGGTATCCTCCGTGATACTCTGCCCTTCGGCCCGCAGTTCGATGTTCCACTTGCCGGACTTGAGCTGGCGGGGAGATGGGACCTTGATCTCGTCCTTCTTTTTGCGCTCCCTGATCTGGCGTTCGCCGCACCACTTGCAGAAGATAGAATCATCGTCAATGACGCGCTTACAGTTTTTGCATTTCATGCGAACACCTCCCGTGTGTATCAGCCGTGGAAGAACCCAAATTCCAGACAGTGCAAGTCCAGATAAACGGCGTAAGCCACGACGAAGATCAAAAGGACCAACATCCATCGCAAAAGACGGTCCCGGTTGCGGATGCCGTGGGACTGACGTTCCATAAATTCCCGGAGAAGTTCGTTCTGGGCGTTCAGGCCGTTGATCTCCTGACGGTAGACGCCCAGTTCCCGGTTTACGATTTCCTCTATGGTTTCCGGGGGCGGAGCATCTTCCGCTGGTTCCATCCCCAAAAACTGGTCAATGGAAATACCGAGGAAAGCGCAGATGGGGCCGAGAGTTTCCAACGTAGGGGAATGGGTGGTGGCGCGGAACATATTGTTCACCGTATTGAGAGGGACTCCGCTGCCGTCCGCAATTTCCTTGTTCGTGATGTGTTTTTCCTCTTTTGCCGCGCGGCACTGATCAATCAATGACAGCATACGAAGAGCACCTCCTTGTTGAAAATTGCCAAAATGTTTAGACTGACAGTAGAAATCGTGTGTATCAACACCGAAATCGTGCGTATTAAGACTATCAAACTTGAGGCTTTGATGGTACGATAATAACAGACCTACCGCACCCCCAAGCAGCAGGTCTTAACGGGCCGCCGCTTTCGTGGCTGGGGCGGCGGCTCTCCATCACAGCTTCAGGGGGCAAGGGAGAAAAACGGAACGGATGGGGAGAAAGGACTTGTATGTGTAGAAATGGAATCAACAGGAGCGGACCTTCATACCGACGCGGGTCTCCGTAAGGAATTGAAACACCAGATCAAAGGACTGTCGGATGAAAGCATGAAAAAGCTGTGGGAAGCTATTCAATGCGGAGTGTTCGGCGCACCGCTGGAAACCGGGAATTAGGTAGTGGGCTTCCCTTGACGGCTTTTCAAAAACTCAACGTACTGCGCAAGGTCGGCCAGCTGGTCAGCCTCGCAGGAATCGACAAAATCATAAATTGACTGCGCGTAGGCGCTGCCCGTCCCGCTTTTTGCGGGGCGGGTATTTTTTTTGGCCTGACGGTCAGCCGCAGCCTCGATGGTTTGGATAAAAGTGAGGTCATGGAGCGATTCCCGCAGGCCGTCGATCTCCACGGCAAGATCCTGCCGTTCATCCTCGTCTTTGCATTTAGCCCACTTTTTTGTAAGTTTTTCGATCCTGTATTTGGTCATGTCAACTTGAGCATCCAGCGTGTAGCCAAGAATGTAGCCGCGTTTAACATTAAAATACTTGCAAATCAGACTCAGCGTATCTTCACGCGGAGCGGATCCGTTTTTCCATTGTGTAACGGATGACGACGAAAAACCGAGTTCCTTTGCAACACCGTTAGGCGACTTTTTTGCTTTTCGACAAAGCAATTCATATTGGTCAAAAAACATAATTCAAACCCTCATAAAATGTTCATAATGCCAAATCTCGCTAAAAGCGAGATTTTGAGTTGACTTCTCGTTATTAACGAGGTATCATATATTTGTGCTCAGGCAAGGCACAACGGCTTGGCCCCTCATAGAGCGGCGTTTTTCAATATTTCTGGCAGTTTTATTGTATCGTTACTTTATGAGGTTGTCAAGCAAAAACACAGTAATTATGAGATTTTGAGCGAAGGAAGTGAGAAAATGACGTTAAGAGACCTGCGGCGTAATGTTTCTTTGACGCAGGAGGGCGTGGCTGCGGCCTTGATGCTGAGCCAGACGGTTGTAAGCAAATGGGAGACCGGAAAGTGGGCACCTGCGAAAAAGGTCCGGCCCACGCTGGCGGCGATGTACCGGGTCCCCCTTCCGGTTTTGGAGCGCTGCATCTTGGAGACCTGCGGGAAGGATATTCCGGAGACTGAGGGGGGCGAATAACCCGATATGGCAAAAGTAACGGAATATGGCAGAAAAATTAAATTGTCCTTGATGGATGCAGGAAAGACACAAACCTGGCTCATTTCGGAAGTTCAGAAGGAAACGGGTCTTTATTTTGACGATTCGTACTTGTATCGAATTATGTACGGAACGCTTAGAACTCCCAAGATCATTGCGGCCATCAACAGAATACTTGGAATTGGAGAAGAAAGGAGCGATGGTCTAATGCCCGCGAAATGGACTGGCGAGTTAGTGGCAGAAATCCACAACGCCGGATTGACGATCAAAGAGGTTGCGGAAGCAGCTGGAATGAACCCCAAGTACATCAGTACCGTGCTCAACAGCGACGGCGGCTCACCCAAAGCGGAGGCCAAACTCCGGTCGGCTTTGAATCGGCTCAAAGGAAACTGTGAACAGGATTCGAGTGTGGAGAATGGTATATGTGGAGTAGGCTCTGCTTGTGGTGGCTTGACAGTAAAAAGTATGTCCGATGTTTGGAGAGACTTTTTGGAGATTGCGGCAGATGCAGGGATGACCGATGGTGACATCTATTCCGATAACATGATGTGTGTGGCATATCGCCTCTATTTAGAGGGCGTACAGGACGGAATGAAAGGAGATGTCAAGAAGAAAGATGAATGAATTGCAGACCATCAATGATGTGGCGATCACGGTCAAAGAGCATAAGGGTGTGCGCGTTGTCACCTTCAAGGACATTGACGCTGTGCATGGCCGACCGGACGGGACTGCCAGAAGAAATTTCAACACCAACAAATCCCATCTCATTGAGGGTGAAGATTACTTCGTACGAAATTCGTACGAAGCCCAAAACGAGTTTGGAATTGCTGCCCCAAACGGATTGACCCTCATCACGGAATCCGGCTATCTCATGTTGGTGAAGTCCTTTACCGACGATTTGGCGTGGGAAGTCCAGCGGGAACTCGTCAAGGGCTATTTCCGAGTAAAAAAGAGTTTGAGTGGGGCGGAACAGCTTTTAGCACAGGCTCAATATCTTGTGGAGCAGGAGCGGCGGCTGAAAGCCGTAGAGCAGAAGCAGGCCGTTTTGGACGGCGTGATGGATGTAATGGCGGCACCCATGTTGGCAGAGGACGGATGGCAGGAGAAAGCGCAGAAAGCCATCAATACGGCAGTCGAACGGTTTCAGACGAATCACCAGACATTCCGGGCAGAACTCTATGAGGACGTGGAGCGGGTCGGCCATGTGGATCTGGAAACACGGCAGACACGGCTTCGCAAGCGCATGAAGAACGCCGGTGCTACGGCTACGGAGTGCAAAGGCGTTTCTAAACTCCATGTGATTGCAAGAGATCCTAAACTACGTCCTGTTTTTGAAACGCTGCTGAAGCAGAAGGTGATCCGCATGGCAAAAGAGCGGGGGATGGAGTATTAAATCACGAAAGGAGGCGGCGGGATGCCGCGGGTAAAACTGGGGCGGAAGCCCAATGACGAGGTTTTGATCTCACTGCTGTGGGGCAGGCAAGCCGCCATGGGGATGCCGGTGGGCACGATGGCGGAGAAGGCGGGCATGACGCCGCAGACCCTACGGTCTCGGAAGAAGTCCCCGCAGGACTTTTCGCTGAAGGAACTGCTGAAACTGGGACGCGCACTGGACATTCCCATTGAGGAACTGCGGGATGCCATCCGCTATTAACGAAGGGAGCAAGAGGGCCATGACACCAACGCATATCAGTGCAAAGACGCTGGAAGCCATTGAAAAGGCGCTGACCCACGGGGACCGTGTGGAGCTGATCCCGGTGAAGGACGGCGTGAAGGTGATCCGCGTCCGGCGGGACGAGATCAAATAAGCCTATGGAAAAAGTGAATGAGATGCCTGTCCCTAAGCGTTGGGGCAGAGGAGCAGAGCGTTGCTGATGGAACCGGGGATACCGGGCCATTCGGCGGCGCTTTTTGTTTTTGCTGTAAGGAGACGGAAATTTGATGAAAACCTTTGAGGAATACGAGGCGGAGGCCGCGTGGGAAGCCCACTTGGAAAACGCCCTTCGCGTGGCACGGCGGGAAGCTGCGGAGCGTAGGCGGAAGGCCATCCGCAGAGCGGTTCTGCTGTGGGTGTCTGTGGCGCTGGTGCTGGCAGCACTGTGGCTGGTGCGGGAGACCGGGGGGCCGGATCCGGATGTATCGACCGTGACGGTTGGACGGCTGGCCGGGGACGAGACACCGGCGGTGGAGTACGCCTCGCTGGTCCTCTGGCAGGAACTGGATCCTGAGACAGCCCCGCCGGTTCAGGAGGACTACGAAAACGAGAAGATCGAAGCGGCGCTGTTTGACAGCGGCTACTTCCGGGCGGATGTTCCACTGGACGGAGACCTGCAAAGCTATCTCCGGGCGGCCTGTGAGGAAAGCGGCGTGGAGTACACGCTGATGCTGGCGATCATCCGCAAGGAGACCGGCTACCGGAACGTGAAGGGGGACGGCGGGGCCAGTTGGGGCTACTGCCAGGTACAGCCCCGGTGGCACAAGGCCCGGATGGAGCGGCTGGGGGTAACGGACCTGATGGACCCCTTCGGAAATTTCCGGGTGGCCTGCGACTACATGGCGGAGCTTTTGAGCCGGTATGACGTGGAGAACGCCTTGACGGCCTACAACAGCGGCCATCCGGGGCACAGTGCTTATGCCAGAACCGTGATGAGGTATTGGGAGGAACTGAAAAATGGGTGAGTTGGTACGGCTGACTTTCCCGGATCGGACGCAATGGCTGGCAGGACGGTGCCGGGGCATCGGCGGCAGCGAGGCGGCGGCGGCCATTGGGCGAAGTCCATGGAAAACGGCGCTGACGCTGTGGAAGGAGAAAACCGGGGCGCAAGCCGCGCCTGATCTCGGCGGCAACGAGGCCGTGGAGCTGGGGCGGCGAATGGAACCGGCTATCCGGGACTTCTTCATGGCCCAGTATCCCGGCTACGAGCTTTACTACGGTGCCTATGACATTCTCTACCAGAGCGACCGCCCATGGCTTTTTGCCACGCTGGACGGAGAACTGACGGAGACGGACACCGGACGGAAGGGCATTTTGGAGATCAAAACCTCGACCGTGAGCCGGGGGATCGACTGGGCGAAATGGCGGGATCAGGTTCCTGAGAACTATTTCACGCAGATCCTTCACCAGCTGCTTGCCACCTGGTATGACTTCGCCGTGCTCTATGCGGCGCTCTATGATCTGTCCGGCAACATCACACTCCGCCGCTATGATTTTGAGCGGCGGGAGCACGAGGCGGACCTGAAATGGCTGCTGGAACAGGAGACGGCCTTTTGGGGCCATGTGGAGGCGGGGACGATGCCCGCCCAGACTTTGATTTTGTAAAGCGCGCAACTCCGAAAAATTTAAGAAAGACAAGGAGACATGAACATGGAAAAGAACGAGTATCACATCACGGTGAAAAACACCAAAACCGGAAAGTTTTTGATAGACAAAACCGGTGCGGCGGCTATCTGCGCAGCTGTGGATGATTCGGATGCGTGGGGATGCAGTTGCGCTTCTTCTGGTTGCGACGTGAATGCGATGGCGAATCTTCTTTTCAGGACACTTCTCGAAATCAATCGTATTTGCCTGGAGCAACCGGAATTGAAACGCCTGCTGAGCGACCTCACGCGCAAAAACCGTTTGGGATCTTTTCAGAAAGCGTGGTACGAACAGGAGGGACAGGAATGATGCTGGTAAACATTCGCTATTATAAGCCCCTGCACAAGGCATACGCAGGGAACGCATTTACCTACCGGACGGCACTGACGCTGGCGGTGGGGGACAAGGTGATGGCTCCCACCAAGGGCGGAGACAAGCGGGCCATGGTGGTGGAGATCAACGTGCCGGAGAGCCGTGTGGACGAGCGGATCATGCCGCTGCTGAAAGAAATCACGGCCTATGACACCGGGGAACAGGAGGACGCGGACGCATGAGCAGCGCAATGGAATTTGCCATTACCACAGACCTGACGCCGTTGAAGGAGTTTAACATCTCCGCCAACTTTGAAGAGTGTCAGGCGTGGCTGGAAGAGAATCTGGCCCCGTACCGGGGCATGGTGGTGACGGAGGAGGCTATCGGCGCGGCGAAGAAGTACCGGGCCAACATCCGCTCCGTGGCGGGACGTATCGACGAGTGCCGGAAGATGGCGAAGGCGGCGGCGCTGGCAAGCTACGCCCCCTTTGAGGGAAAGTGCAAGGCACTGACGGCCCTGTGCGACGAATCTGCCGCCAATCTGGACGGCCAGATCAAAGCCTTTGACGAACGGCGCCGCACGGAGAAACTGGACGCTATCCGGGCCTTTTTTGATGAGCGCATCGGAGAACTTGCGGAATTTCTCCCGTGGGAAGCGGTTCTGGACAAGCGGTGGGGCAACGCCACCTATTCTGAGGAACAGGCCCACAAGGACATTCTGGTGGCGATCAGCAAATGTGACAGCAGTATTGCCGCCATCCGCGGGCTGAACAGTGAGTTCGAGACCACGCTGCTGGAAGAGTACAAGCAGTGCCATGACCTGCCGACGGTGCTGAAAAAGGATCAGGCGCTCAAGCGGGTGAAGGAGATTGAGGAACAGCGGAAGGCGGAACAGGAACAGCGCAGACAGCAGGCCGAGGCTGCGCGGGCGGCGGAGGAAGCCGCCAGAGCGGAGCGGTTGCAGGCCGTCGTGGAAGCGGCCAGAGCCATTCAGACAAGTCCAGTCGTCTCAGAGCCAGTGAAGGCAGCGGTGAAAGCCGCAATGGAACCGTCCCTCATTACGCTTTCGTTCCGAGTGACGGGCACGGTGGAGCAGCTGAACGGACTGCGGGATTATATGCTGGCCAACGGCATCGCCTTTGGCCGCGCGGACTGAAATAAGGGAGGAATTTTGACATGAAGGCAACCAACAGCTTTGCGCCGCAGGCCCAACGGGACAACAAGCCCACGTTTTCCATGGCGATCGCGGCCCCCAGTATGCAGAAGATGATCCAGAGCGCTCTGCGGAGCGATAAGGCGGCGGCGCGGCTGACCTCCACCCTGATCTCCGCCGTGAACGCCAGCGAACAGCTGAGAGCCTGTGAACCCAGCACCATTGTAGCGGCGGCGCTTCGGGGCGAGGGCATGGGCCTGATCTTCGGCCACGGCTATTATGTGGTGCCCTACGGGACTACCGCAACGTACATTCTGGGCTACAAGGGCTACATTCAGCTTGCCATGTCCACCGGGTTCTATGCCGACATCGACTGCACGGACATTCGTGAGGGCGAGATCGAGGGCCGTGATCGGCGAACCGGTAAACCCATTGTGAACCTTGCCAAGTACGAGAGCGACGAGGAACGGCAGAGTAAGCCCATTATCGGCTACTACGGCTACTACGAGCTGAAGGACGGCACCTTCCGTTTTGAATACTGGCCCATGGACCGGCTCCTGCGCCACGCGGACCGGTACTCCAAGGCGTTCAGCTATGAGAAGTTCAAGGCCATGCAGAGCGGGGAAATGAACCCCAAGGACGTGGAAAAGCTGCTGAACGGTTCCCCTTGGTACGATCCCAACGGCGGGCAGGACCGGATGTGCCGCAAGACGATTCTGCGGCAGCTGCTGAACAGCGGCTATGCGCCCCTGTCCCCGGAGGTCAAGGTCCAGCTCATGGAGGAATCCAGCGCCGAGGACGAGGGCATGATCCCGGATATGCCCATGCCGGAGCGCACGGTGGCATCTACCGGAGAGGTGGTGGAGACTGTCCCTGCGGCTGTGGAAGCCCATCAGGAGACCGTGGAGGGCGAATCCGGTATGGTTACACCCCCAAAGGCGGAAAAGACCGCAGAGGCCACTCAGAAGGCGCAGGACGAGGGTATGGACTATGCGGCCACCTTCTTTGGGGAATGAGGTGAGGAACCATGCTGATCTCTATTAAGACGCGGGAGGAGGACGGGAGCCGGTACATGATGTGTGCCGGCACCGTGACCCGCGAGGTCAAGACCGGAACCACAGCCAAGGGGACGCCGAAGGCTGAATTTGGCATGAAGTACGCCAAGGGCGAGTTCATGAACGTGTCCGCCGTGGGGGACGATGACGTGACCCGCATGGCGGCGTGCCTTGAAAAAGGGGATGCCGTTCTGGTGTGCGGCGTGTGGAAAACCCGGCGCTACACCACCCGTGACGGGGAACAGAAGGAGTGGAGCGAGCTTCACGCGGAGTTCGTGGCCCCGCAGACGGTAATGGCGGCAGTGCTGGAACTGCTGGCGGCTGGAAGCGGGAAAACGCCCGCTTCCGAACCGGCGAAACCCATGGAACACAGCGGCAGTCAGGCGGGTTTCCTTGACAGTCAGGAGGACACCGTTTTGCCGTGGGAACAGCCCGCAGAGGACGAACCATACGATTATGTACCGCAGATTTAGGGGGGGATCCAGATATGGCGAGTGATGTGAAGTGGATCAAAATTACCACGGACATCTTTGACGATGAAAAGGTACTGATGATCGAATCCATGCCAAGTGCGGACAGCATCATCGTGATCTGGTTCAAATTGCTGGTGTTGGCTGGGAAGCAAAACAACAGCGGCGTATTTATTCTGAACAACCGCATTGCGTACACGGATGAAATGCTGGCATCCATCTTTCGGCGGGACATTGGCCTTGTACGGATGGCCCTTCGGACCTTTGAGCAATTCGACATGATCGAGATTGTAGACGATGTGATCACGATCCCGAACTGGGGGAAGCACCAGACGTTAGATTCTTACGAGAAAAAGAAGGAGCGGGACCGGATTTATCAGGCAAAGCGGCGGGCCAACCAAAAGCGGCTGATTGAAAAATCGTCTGACACATCGCCCGACCGCCATGCCGACCAGTCGCTACCCGTCGCTGTTTCAGAAGAAGAAAGAGAAGTAGATATAGAAGATATATCTTCTTCACTACGTTCAGAAGATATGGGGGGCGGTGCCCCCATTGCGCCAAAGGCACCGGAGAGCGGAAAGCGGACGGCGGTGAAATTCATACCGCCCACGCTGGAAGAGGTGGAAGCCTACGCCGCATCCCGGCAGAGCACGGTGAACCCCCGTCGGTTCTTTGAGTATTTCAACACCCCGGACGCACAGGGCCGCTCGTGGAGGGACAGCAAGGGGAATCCGGTGAAGAACTGGAAGCAGAAGTTCCTCACATGGGAAGGACGGGACGGCGGGAAGGGAAAGGCCGCCCCGGCAGTTTCCCGAACGGACAAGCCCCGGAAAAGCTGGACGGAGCTGGCGGCTGAGATGGACGCGGAGGAGGGCCGCACATGACCAGACAGGAGACAGGCATCATCATGGATATTCTGACGGCGGCCTATCCCCGGTTTTACAGCAGCACCACCGGACCGGATATGCGCAACGCCATCAAACTGTGGGCGGATATGTTTGCCCATGACGAGGTGGCGCTGGTGGCGGCGGCGGTAAAAAGCGTGATCGAAAGCGACGAAAAGGGCTTCCCGCCCACCATCGGACAGGTGAAAGCCAAACTTCGCCTGCTGACGGCAAAACCGGAAATGACGGAGGCAGAGGCGTGGGGTCTGGTGGCAAGGGCCATCCGCAACGGGCTGTACGGTGCGGAGGAGGAATTTGAGAAGTTCCCGCCGGTGGTACAGCGGATCGTGGGCAGTCCCAACACGTTGCGGGAGTGGGCGCGGATGGACACGGAGACGGTGCACAGCGTAGTATCCAGCAACTTTCAGCGCAGCTACCGGGCCATTGCCGCAAGAGAGAAGGAGGTCAACGCCCTGCCGCCGGATGTACGGGCGCTGGTACAGCGTATCGGCACCGGGCCGGAGCCGGAGAAGCTGGCGGCGCCTGAAAAGAAGCCCCTGCCGGCGGCGGAAGCGAAACCGGAAGCCGAGGCGGTGAAGCCGCCGGACTGGTTCAAGGACGTGGTACGGCCCCAGCGGCGCAGCCGGGATGAGGTGATGGCCTATCTCCGGGGAAAGGCCGATGGGGATGGCAGGTAATTTTACGCTGGCAAGCTGTATGCGGAGATACCGGTCGCGGGAGGAATTGGAGGACCCCTCCAACAGTCTGCACAAGTGCTGGTCCTGCAAGCTGGCCTATGGGCAATGCGAATGGAGCCGGGTGGACGAAAAAAGCGGAAAGGTCCGCTTTGAGGACGTTCCCGGCTGGAAGGTCCGGCGGAGATCCCGCATGGAGCGGGACGGAGTGGTAGAGCGGGTGCAGGTGCTGGATTGCCCGAAATATCAGGAGGAAAAGCGATGAGTGTTTGTTTGGATGACCTAAACAGCCTGCCGGAGCGATACCGGAAGCAGGTACAGCAGCAGATGCAGGCCCAGCAGATCGACCGGACGGCCAGGGTGATGGCCCGGTTCGTGGTGGAGGAGAAGGGGAAGGCGGAAGCGGCGGCGGAGGGTAAGCGCAAGCACCACAACCACCCCACCGCCCGGACCCTGCCCAACGGAACGGAGCACACCTTTGACAGCCGCAAGGAGGCGGCCCGGTATGACGAGCTGGTACTGCTCAGCAAGGCCGGGGCTATCCGGGACCTGCGGCTCCAACCCCAATTTACGCTGAAGGAAAGCTACATCACGGCCAACGGCGACCGAAGCCGCGCCGTGACGTATCGGGCGGACTTCTCCTACGAGGAGCGGGGGAAGGACGGCACATGGCATTTGGTTGTGGAGGACGTAAAAGGCCCCTCTACGAAAAAAGACAAGACCTACCGCATGAAGGTGAAGATGATGCAGGACATGAAGCACATCACCGTGCGGGAGGTATGAACGGAAAGGAGATATGCCCGGTGGAGACCGTAACTGTGATCGTGCGGGCTGTGCTGCCCTGGGACAGCGCAGACGGGAAAGACCGGATCGAGATATGCACCCATGACCGGCAGAGCCAGATCGACTACTGCCTGAACCACTGCCCCTATGCGGAATGCGTGAACTGCGCGGGCGGAGGTCGGACTACCAGCCGAGGCGGTCGGCCGCCCCTTCTGCGGGAAGCGGAAATGCGCAAGCTGCGGGAACTGCTGGAAGCCCGGACAGCCCCGGCGGACATTTGCCGGGAGATGCACATGGACGCGGATTTTCTGAGTCGGTGCAAACGAAAGCTGCGGAGGGAGACTCCAAGGACGGCCAGACACGAAAGGAGCGGGACATGAAGCACAGCAACGATTACTGGGAACAGGAAGCCTATTGGGAGATGGAACGGCGGCGGGCGGAGAAGAACCGCAAGACCAGAGGCCAGCGGCATCGGCTGGGAGCGGGCGGACACCTCCGCCCTGATCGGCGGAATTTGCTTTTTACTGCTGCTGGCGGTTCTTTTGGCGAAGGTCATGCTGGGAGGCGGTACGCTGTGAACAGGGGAAACCGGAGAGCGGGGGAGCACCGGGTACTGGAACCGTGCGCCCTGTGCGGAATGTACAGTGGGGAGCGGATGGAGGACGCGGCGCCACCCTTTGACTTCGCCGTGGTGTGCGCTTCCTGCGGGGCGCGAACCAGACCGTATCACGGTCTGAACTGCGCCACAAAAGCGTGGAACCGGGGAGATGTTTACCGCCCGGAGAAAGGAAAACACCATGTATCACTGTGAAACCTGCGGCGCAGATTTTGAAGCACCGCTGATCTTAGACGAGTCTGACCCGCGCCCGGACTGCTTTTTTGAGCGGTTCCGGAAGGTGGGCTGTCCCTACTGCGGGAGCCAGTATTTCAACGAATTGGACGAGGAAGGGGAGGGAAAATGATGGATGCCTTGGAATTTATAAAGGCAATTAAACAGATGCTTAGTGCAGGAGCGAGTAACAGCACGGTTCAAAAATATATATCTGCATACAAAAAGAATGATTGTGAAGGGATGGTGAAAGCCGCTGAACAGTGGGCCGCCGAGCACCCCGTCAAAACCAGGCAGAGCGAGTTCTTGAAGCAGTGGCCGGAGGCGGCGCTCACGAAAGACGGTGCCATAGCGATATGCCCGCTTATGATCTCAGCTGCGTATAGGGATGAGAATGGTGCTTGCAACGAAGTCCAGTCCGACACGTGCGCTGAGTGCCGAAAGGCGTTCTGGCTTGCGGAGGTGGAGGAATGACCCGTGAAGAGATTTTAGCCGCTGCCAAGCAGTGCGTGTGCGGAGACCGGGACCAGGATTACGGCAGCCTGGAAACGTCCTTTAACATGATCGCGGCCCTGTGGGAGCCGTATATCCGGGAGAAATGCGTCGGGCCGGATGTGGACGTCTGCATCACCGGCGCTGACGTGGGGGCTATGATGTGCCTATTTAAGCTGGCCCGCATCGTCACCGGCCACGGCAAAGCAGATAACTGGATTGACCTTGCCGGATATGCCGCCTGCGGCGGGGAATTGGAGGACGTATGAAAGTGTTGATAGCCTGCGAGGAATCGCAGGAAGTCTGCAAGGCGTTCCGGGCGGGTGCTGCGACGGATGAGGAGGAAAATGGATGAAGGTGCTTGAGTTATTTGCCGGGACGCGTTCTATAGGGAAGGCGTTCGAGGCTCGGGGCCACAAGGTGTACTCCGTAGAGTGGGACAAACGATTTGACCACATCGACCTATATGCTGACATCCTGAAGCTGACTGCGGAGGATGTGCTGCGGGAGTTTGGGCGGCCTGATGTGATCTGGGCAAGCCCGGACTGCGCCACATTTTCTATCGCGGCCATCAGCCACCACAGGCGGAAAAACCCCGAGACAGGAAATTTGGACCCGGTGAGCGAGTATGCCAAGTTTTGCGATGCAGTGGACCAGCACGTGCTGCGGCTGATCTTAGCATTGACCCCGACTTACTGGTTCATTGAGAATCCGCGTGGAGGGATGCGCAAAATGACGTGGATGGAGGGGCTGCCCCGGTACACCGTCACATACTGTCAGTACGGGGACACCCGAATGAAGCCCACGGACATTTGGACAAATCATCCGCTTCCCAAATTTAAACCGCCTTGTCATAACGGCGATCCGTGCCATATCTCTGCCCCGCGCGGGGCCAAAACGGGAACGCAAGGGCTGGCTGGCAGCGTGGAGCGGTCTGCCATCCCGGCTGCATTGTGCGACCATATCGTAGATATTTGTGAGGAGGCGGAGTGGAATGTCACAGTCTGTTAAAGCACCATTTAAGTTTTCGTATACGCAGCCGTCATTAGATTGGTTTAAGACTATCAACGTAGAGATCAAGCCAGACGACTACTATTACTTTAAACTCCAGCGGAGATATGGCCCTGACTGGTGGCTTATCGGGCAAAATCCGCCCCCAGAAAATTCTACACGCCACGAATGGTCGGAAACAGAGCTTGGGAGAATTTCCTGCCGTGACATTGCAAAGTTTGTTGAGTGGGCAAGAACTGACGGTGGTGGAAGCAAAATTGTTGAGATCTCGGCAATTAGTGGCTCTTTAGACCTTCTTCGCGAAATTAAAGCGCTTTTGCTTAACCCCGGAGTCGCCCAGGCCATGGCGGAGCAATGGGGCGGAGACATAAGGGAGGAACTATGAGAGATACAAACCTCGTAAAGGCGCTGCATGAGCACGCGGAATGGGCGGAGGGGAACCAGTGGGAAACGCCGATCACGCTGGGCGATGATCTGACAGAAGCCGCTGACCGGATCGAGGCGCAGGCGAAAGAGATCGAGAATCTACGGGGGCAGAACAAGCAACTGCGGGAAGCGGCTGCACTGGTGGCCAAGGAGAGCGTGGAACTGCTTGAACGGCGTTGGATCCCGGTGGAGGAAGATGCACCATGAGACGTGAGACATATCAGCGCGGAATTTCTGGGATCAAGTGGGGAATCTGGAATTGCCAGAAAAAGTGTTTCCAGTTCGACATTCGCGAAGATACACCGATGCTGGCCGTAGCACGGCTTTAACTGCGGAGCAAAGATGGACGGCGAAAGTACGGAAGGAGATGTTGAGCATGGGATGGGCAGCAAAGAATAACCCTGTTGCACAAGCGGCAAGACGGGGAGAAATACCACCGAAGAAACCGCCATTGGGGAAAAAGGCTGTGCGGCAGATCATGGCGGCACGTATGGAAGAACTGATTTTTCCGCCGAAAGTACGAGAGATGCTGGCAATGATGAGCGGAGATGAAAACCCGTATGGACACAAACTGTAAACACAAGGAGACAAGAACTTTTGACATTCCACTGTGGCTGAAACTGTACTTGTTAAGGGGGAAGTAAGATGTCTAAACAATCGGGGTACTTGCAACGGTGGGAGAACGAGACCAACCGGCTGCTTCAGGCAACGATGGTTATAACCTCGCAATATGACATTGATACATTGCAAATTGCAATCCACCAGACGGAGGGCTGGGGCTATGATCGCATTATGCGGCTCACCGAAGCATGGGCAGAGGTGAGAAAAGAATACAGGCCGGCGCTGGACTACAAGAATCCAGCGGCGGACGTGTGTCAGGAACACATGGACCGGGTGTTGAAAGAGATCATCCGGGATAAGGCGGAGCTGATTCCGCACGCTGAGCGGTACAAAGATTTGAAAAAAGTGACGTATGGAGGACGGAAATGAAGATCGGACAGACGGTAGAGGCGAAGTTCAAGACGCTGCCGGTGGAGCGGGCGAAAAGTGAGCGGTCAAGCGTGGAGCTGTGCCCGTTTCGGCGGGGATGGGTCGCATGGATTCACCCCCGCGGACGGTTTATCGCCGTGACCACCCACACCAAGGGCGGGGACGTGACGGAAAACTTTTTGCCCGGAGAGGTCCGGGCAGTCTGAGGAAGGAGGGAGCTGATATGGCGGAAACGATCTTGAATTTTGTGCTCCTGCTTGTAGTGGTGGGCTTTGCGGTCTATGAGGCGAGCAGCGGAAATATTGCCATGACGGTATACGCCTGTGCGCTGCTGGCGCTGTATTCTTTGCTGTGGAAACTGGACCGCATTGAAAAGCGAGCCCAACGGATCTGCGAGCTGCTGGAAGGGGAGGACAATGGAGAGGATCCCGAAACGGAAGGGGATGAATCAGGAATGCTTGAAAAAGGGAAAATATATTTGGTAGTAGAGGATGGCGTTGAGGTTGTAAAGTTAGAGCACGTATTTAGCGGCGATTCAGATTTGGAGAATCCCAATCCGGAAGGAAATGAAGGGGAGGTGGACGATGGAGAGGACTGAGGGCCGCAAGCAGGGCAGGGAACTGCCGGTCTACGCAATACGGCTGCGGGAACTGCGCCATGCCAGAGGCATGAGCAGCCGCCGGGTATCAGAATTTTGCGGCATGAGCCACGGCATGGTAGGCTTTTACGAAAGCGGCATGAAGGAACCGAAGGCGTCGGCCCTGATCACGCTGGCAGATTTTTACGGCGTGAGTGTGGATTACATTCTTGGCTTGGAGCCTGAATAAAAAAATTTTCAAGTGGCTACTAAAGTTTACCAAATTGGGAAAACCGTGTGGAATAATAGAGAGTGAGAAGAATTAAGTTTCTTTTCACTCTCTGTTTTTTTGAGGTAAGGAGGCCGCAAATGGAACTGGAACCGATGGATACAGCGGAACTGACTGCACAGCAGGAACGCTATGACGCCATTGCCCGTGCCACAAGCGACAGCCTTGCCCTTTTTTACTGCTGCATTGAATTTGACCGGCCATTTGATATGCTGGCGGTGCCAAAGGAGCCGGACGTGGGCGAGAAGTGGATCGCCTATCTGGACAACCTGCGGCTGAAGAAGCTGGACACGCGGCGGGGGGAACCCCTTGGCTTTCTGGATGGGCTGACGGACATCACCAAGATTTTTGGTGAGGGGCTGTCCGCCGGGGAGTTCACCAAGGCGGTGGGCAACGAAAAGTCCGCCCGGAACCGGAAGGTAGGGACGGCACAGCAGCGGAAGAACTGGGGCGAGAACTCCGCGAAGAACCCCTACACCTCTGAGGACTATGACGAACTGGATCGCATTTACGAGGCGCTGGCCAGCGACCTGATGGCGGCGGGCGGCGTGAGCGTGAAGCAGGAGTTCATCCTGCGGGACTGTGCGAAAATGACGCTGGACCGGGACAAGATGCGGGCCATCGGTCAATATGACAAGGCGGCCAAGCTGAACAAGATGGTTCAGGACAACCTGTCCAGCGAGGGACTGCGAAAAAAGGACGCAAAGCCCATTGACGATCTGCGGATCGACAGCCTGGTGGAAGCACTGGAAAAGAAGGGGCTTTTGAAAAACGGGAAGCAATGCGACCCGGACGAAATGTTCCGCATTTTGTTTGGCCGCTCCTGTAAATATCCCTACACCATGGACGCAGCGGAACAGATGCTCATGATCAACGAAAACCGGATGCGGCAGAATGAGGGACGGCCTGAACTGACCACTTTGCCGCCGGAGATGCGGCTGCGGGACGAGTTGGGCGAGTTTGCGGAGGAACCCAACGAGCAGGAAAAAGAGGCATACCAGCGGCTTGGACTGGTGAAGATGCCTCCGGCGAAGAAAAGGCGTTAAGGAGGCACCATGGCGCGGCGGGCTGGAAAGGCATGGACAAGTTCACAGGGCTGGGTCAGCGTGAAGCCCACAGCGGAGCGGGACTACACGGACTATGAGGATGCTTGGTGGGCCTTTCTGGTCTGGACATTTCGGTGGTTTCCGGACAAGCTGTTAGACCTTGTGCGGAGCGACGAAGCGGACTTCGCCAACGAGGAGATCATGCAGCGGGTAATGGTGCGGGCCTACGCCCGGAACCGGGAGGTGGCGATCACCGGCACGCGAAGCCTGACAAAGACCAGCACAAAGATGAAATACGCCATGGTGAACGGGCTGGTATGGCCGGGGACCCAGAGCGCCTATTATGGTCCAAGCTACAAACAGCTTGCCGCCATCGGCGGAAAGACCTACCACCAGATCGAGCACGATTACCCCATTCTCGCCAAGCACTGGCGGGTCAGTGCGGAGAGCAAGGACGATTTCAAAATCGAGACGGACTGCGGAAGCGCCTTTTATATCTCCGCCATGCGCGGCGACAACCTGCATGACGTGACGGCGGAGGAATACGCGCAGGAAGAAAACCCGCCCTTTGACTACAACGAGTATTCCACGGTGGTGCTGCCGGCCGTGCGTCTCTGGCACAACATCAGCGGTGAACGGGATAAAAACTTTGTAGGCTACAAGAAACACGCCATCACCAGCGCAGGGCGCAAGCAGAACCACGCCTTTCAGACCCGATGCAAGGTGATGAAGAAAATGACCCAAGGGGAAAGCGCCTTTGCTATTGACATTTCGTGGGAGAGCATCGTGCTCATGCAGATGCGGCCCTATGAATGGGCGCAGGGACTTAGGGAGGAGCTGACGGCGGAAAAGTGGATGCGGGAGATGGAGAGCCGTTTTACCGGCGCGGACGAGTTCCCCGTGCTTTCCGACGAGGTGCTGACGGATTCCCAGCGGGTGCTGGTGATGGAGACGGAGCACTGCTGCAAGGACCCGCACCCCAAGCTGGCCCCGGAGGAAGTTATTTACATCGTGGGCTATGACGTTTCTTACGAGGATTCGGCAAAAAACGCCAAGTGCGCCTGCGTGGTGCTGAAGCTGACGCGGCAGCGGGAATACCTGAAACGGGACCGATTTTTGAAGCAGCTGGTTTACATTGACGATTGGCCCCCGCCGGACAAGAGCAAGGCGCAGGCGCGGCGGCTGAAGGCAATCTGGAACCGGTTCTGCTATGACGGAAGCCAGACTTACATCTCCATTGACTCCTGGCAGTATGGACGGGGCGTTTTAGAGGACCTGATGACTGACTTGGGAGACGGGCTTCCGCCCCTGTGCGTGAAGAATCATGCGGCCTACGCAGCGGCGGAGCTGCCGGGGGCCATTCCGGTGATCTACCCCATCAAGGCAGGCGGCACCGGCGTGACGGACCCGGACTTTGAAATGCTGAAATACGCACAGACGGAGTTTGAGCACCACAACGTTGAACTGCTGACGCTGAACGCCAACGAGGGCGTGGAGGCGTATAAGCGCGCCCACCGCATCCGGGACGATGACCGGGACTACCAGTTCGCACAGCCCTACCAGAAGTGCCGGGAGCTGTCCGGCCAGATACAGAACCTGAAGCTGGTGCCCAGCGGGGCGGGGATGAGCGAAAAGCGCATTTCCAAGGCCATCCAGCGCGATAGCTGGTCCGCCACGAAATATGCCCTGCGGCTGGCCCAGCTGATCGAGCGGGAGGAACTGCTGACGGAGATCCACGGAAAGAACAAGAGCGACTGGGCGTCGGCGCTGGATCGGTTCAAGGAAAACAAAGTGGCTCCGCCTATCAGCACCGGAAGCAGCGGACGGCTGGTGACGACGCGGCGGGGAGGCCGGAGGTTTTGACAATGGCTCAACGGAAGAAACGATACCGGCTGTACGCCATGGGGCGGACCCGGAAAACGGAAGAGATCGCGTATAACACCCGGTTTTACCGGATCTGCGCAGGGTACATTCTGCTGTATCTCACCGGACGGAAGAAGCCGGAGGGCGCAGTGGAGGTGGCCGGGGCGGATCTGGACCGTCTGACAGACGGAGACCGCCTGTGGCTGGCAGACTGCAACACCATGATCCTGGCAGAAGCGGCGGCCCAAGCGGGCGTAACGCCGGAAGAAGCGGAGAAGCAATGGGTCAGCACTCTGAATCGGCTGGAATGGGAATTGCAGAAGGAGCGGGAACGCATGAAGGGAGGCGGGGAGCATGGACCTGCAAACTGAATTGAGGTCGGTGCAGTTCGCCTCGTACCCGAAGATATTCGGAAGGCTGCGGGAACTGGCGGCACAGTACGGCGACCTGCCCATGGACGCCGTAAGCAGCGCGTTTATGCGGGCGGCCAGCAGCACCTACACCCGGAATAACCCATACATTCAGAACCGCCGAGTAAAGGCCATTTCCTCGCTTCCGGTGAATTACAGCAAGGACAAGGTGGCGGAGATGCTCACCGCACCGGACGGCAACGAACAGGGGCTGCGGCAGGTGGCCCACGCGCTGGAATGGACGGCGTATCCCCTGTTTCACACCCGGAAGGTGTACACGGAAATGCTGACCTACCACAGCTACATTGCCCCGGAGTACGCCACAGAGGAAGAAGCGAAGCGAGAGGACTTCCTGCGGGAATGGCAGCTTTTGGACAAGCTGCGGAAAACACTGGACCCCAAGGCCACGGCCCATGAGATCGCGGGGCAGGTCTTGCAGGAGGGAAAGGTTTTCTACTATCCCCGGATCAGCGTGGACAAGCCCCACAACAAGGTAAACCACGCCTTTTTGCAGCAGCTCCCCAGCGACTGGGTAAAGATCGTGGGGTTCAACAACATTTCCAAATACACGGTGGCGATGAACCTGATGTACTTTATGCAGCCGGGGACGGACCCCTTGCAGTTCGGAGACCTGCTGCTGCCCTATCTGGATGACTTCTACGCATCGGCGGAGCGGGCACCGGAGGGCACGGGGAAGCGGGTGATCTTCGCGGCGCGGGATCGGGTGGACCTGAACGTGCTGGAACAGCGGCGGAAGCAGACCGGGGGCCGCTTGGCGGGAGACCCGGAGGTATATTCCCAGAACGGGCGGTGGTTCTACTGGGTGACGCTTCCGGTGAACAAGATTTTCACCTTTGAGGCGGACGATGTGTCCCGGAACGCCATTTCCCCGCTGGCGGGGCTGTATCTCTCTCTGGTGCAGATGGCGCAGTACGAGCAGATCCAGCTGGAACTGGTGCAGAACCCCTTGATCGCCCTGTTTACCGGCGAGATCCCCTACAAAGACAAGAGCGAAATTACCAGCGTGGAGGACGATTACCGGCTTTCCGACGCGGGACGGCGGCTGTTTGAGTATTTGTGGTATCAGATGCTGACCGAGAGCAACACCAGCGGCATCGGCTGGTTCACGGCTCCTGTGGAAAACATCAAAATGCACCAGCTGGCAGAAGCCCCCAGCGCCACCAAGATTTCCGCAGCCGGGTACAGCTACGCCATGAACAAGGCGGGGCTGTCCGCCATTGTACCCACCACGGAGGACCCCAAAGCGGGCATTGCACAAATCTCCCTGCAGATCGAAGGGAAGTTCGCGGAGTGCGTATACCGGGGCTACGAACGGATGATGGCCGCCATTATGGACCGGCTGAATCTGAAATATTCGTGGCGGTTCAGTTTGTTCGGGACCCTCTCCACAGAGGAAAAGCGGATGGAGGAGGCCAAGCAAGGCATGACCCTCGGCATCCTGCCACAGACCATCATCTACATGGCGATGAACGATCTTTCCCTGCTGGACGATCTGAGCATTTCCAACGCCATCAAGGCAATCGGCATCATGGATAAGCGTTTGCCGCTGGTGACAAGCTACAACGCCAAGCAGTCCGAAAGCGGACTGCCGCCCCAGGCGGCCCACGATCTGAACCCCGGCGGGAGACCCAAGGGGGACGGCACCGTGACCAGCGAGGGGCAGGAGGCGGACATTGACACCTACGGCGGATAGCCGAAGAAAAAGTGAACAGAGCACCCCGCTCTAAGCGGTGAGCGGGAGGAGCAAAGCGTTGCTGACGCCGGAATGACCGGCGTGGGCAGCGCTTTTTTTCAACATGAGAGGAGGAAACCACATGGCAAAGCTGCGGGACATTTACCATTACGAAAACCCCCGCTTTTCCCCGCTGCGGGACGCGGCGAGGCGGGCCACGGCGGCATACCAGAACGCCGCACGGGGTTTGGACACGCTGAAAGAGTGGGTTCTGGTGGAGTTTGGACTGGTACACACGGCGGACGCCATCCACCGTCTGGCCCACGAACAGCCCAAGCGGTTTGACGTGATCGGAGACATTCTCCACCAGCGGCACCTCATGCAGGAATACCCGGAGACCCCGGAATACCGGGAGCGTCCGGAGGACATGGACGGCGTATTCGGTGAGGTGATCCGGCTGTTGGAGGACATTGAGGACGCCTTGCGGGACTGCGTGGGTGCCAGCGAAAAAGTTGGGCTGTATCCGCTGGCAAGGGAATTTGAAAACCTTCAGATGGAGAACAGCAAAAGCTACGAGACCATGCTCTACGCATGGCAGATGTATGACAAGACCGACGGCAGCGCCACCAGCTATGACAACTGGGTAGAAAAGCTGTTTGACGGAGAGGAGGCGTGACCATGCCGTTTCGGACGAGAGGGACCCCGCCGGAGCACGTAAAAATGTCCGGCGAGCTGCGGGTCATGCAACGGCTCAGTGAATACGAGTTCGGCGTGGAGCTGTGGGTCATGCGCTCCGGGCTGAATGAGAATCATTGGGATTTCCGCAATATGCGGGAGCACTACCTGACGTTTGTGGGTCAGCCCATCCTGTGTGCCTATGTGGGCCGCAAGGTGGGGGACGGACACAACATGAGAGAAGTGCGGGACCCCTACACCGGCGAGAAGGGCTACACGTTCATGGACGGAACGGCGGAGCGCATCGTAGGGACTCTATCCGACGATCCCAAGGACTTTTCCATTGTGGAAGAGGGCGGGAACGAGTGGATCAGGGCAAAGGGCCGGTTATTTCAGTTTTACGCACCGGAATTGGTGGAAAAAATCGTGCGGACAGGGCGCATGGATGTTTCCGCTGAGACCGATACGAAAAAATCCCACATGGACGGCGAGAACGAGATCATTACGGATTGGGCAGGTCTCGGCGTAACCGTGCTGGGAGACGATGTGCCGCCGGCAATTCCGGGGGCGCGGATCAAGGCGCTGAGTGCCATGCAGGAAGAGTTTAAGACATTAAAACTGCGGGCGGCGTCTCTGGACCCCGGAAAGGGAAGCAACGAAACGAACAAGAGAAAAGGAGTGAACATCATGAGCAAGAAGGCAATGGAGGCCATGTCCGAAAAGTTCAAGGGCTACCGCGTGGTCGCTCTGAGCGAGGACGGGATGCACGTTGGCCTCGTGGACTCTGCCGGCAGCGCTTATACCTACGCCTTTAACGCGGAGGATAACGGCGCCGTGGTGGAGAGCCGCATCAAGCCCGCTTACCTAACGGCAGCCTTCCCCTTTGGCGAGGGCGTGAACGCCATGGCAGAGGTGAGCGACATCGTGGACTATGCCTGCGCCGCAAAGGGGCAGCAGGCGGAGGACGTGAAGGCACTGCAGGCACGTCTGGAAGCAGCGGAGGAAAAGATCCGCACCATGGAAGCCGCCGAGCATGAGCGCCGGGTCGAGGCCGTGAAGGAAGCCGTGAACAGCGCCTTGGAGGACATCCGGGCTTGCGCCGTGGAAGGTGACGCCGACATGACCGAGACTGCCAAGGGCCTGTGTGACCGGGCCGAGGAATTTGCCGCCATGGAGACTGACGGGAAGTTCTGCGGCGCTGACCGCGCCGTGCTGGACCTGATGGCCGCACACGGCAAGGCACAGACCGAAAAGCGCAAGAAGGAAATGGCCGCCAAGCAGCATTCCTTCGCATGGAACAACCCCAAGACCAACGGCGGCGAGGGCGGCGGCATCGCAGAGATGCTGAGCCACATGAACGGCTGAGAAACGAGAGGAGAGTGACAAAAATGGCATACATTGAAAAGACTGCGTTTTGGCCCCGCGTGACCAACCGCGTGTTCGATGAGACCCTGAACATTACCGGCAAGTTCCAGAACGGCGAGAAGCAGGAGGAGCTGTGCTCCGCCGGTTTCCTGTGCGTGAAGGATGAGCTGATGGACTGCGAGGGCTATGTGGGCGTTGGTCCCACCGGCTCCACCGTGACCATCAAGAACAGCAACAGCTGGAACATGAAGGCCACCGGAGCCGCCGTAAAGAGCGAGGGCGATGGTATTTACGCCTGCAACCCCTATGACGTGAACATGGTTCAGGACCCCGCGACCGGCAACCTCTACAAGGTTGGCGCCAACACGCTGGGCCTGCCCGCTCCCAAGGGCTATCCCGTCACCTTCACCAAGATCGTGTTCGACGGGAACAAAATTTACCGCTTCGGCATCGGCAACGTGTCTACCGCTCTGGGGGCCAACAAGTTCCTGACCATTGCCAACGGCCTGCTGGTGCCCGCAAACGCCGCTCCCACCGACGTGGGGACTCCGTACTTCAAGGTCTTGCCCACCGGCGGCACCTTCACCGAGGGCGCACAGAGCGCATTTGAGTTCGTGGACGTGCTGGCCTGCAAGGTTGACGCGGCAGCGGGCTGAGAAACGAGAGGAGAGTGACAACAATGGCAATCAAACTGAACAGCATCAATCCTGATGTATATGACAGCGCAGCCAAGGAGTTCAGCAACGCGGAGCGTGAGCGGGCCTTCATCGTGACCTGCGGCCGTCTGCTGATGCGTGAGCGTCTGGGCCGGGACGAACGCGCCCTGCGCGTGATGACCAAGCAGCCCGACGATTTCACCGCTATGCTGGCGGACGGCGAGGGGCAGAACAGTTACAGCATGACCAACCGCAATCTGCAGAAGAACCTGCTGCTTTTCTGCGCCAAGCGGGTGTGCGCCCTGAGCGGTGAGATCCCCCCCGCTGATCTGGACGAGTTCCGCCGCAACCAGCGCAAGTTCATGAGCGACAGCCTGTACCTCAAGACTCTGGCCGGTATCGTCACCGAGATCGTGACCCCCATGCTGCCCACCGTCATGAGTTCCGGGCTGGGCTGGCTGGCTGAGATGACCACCGTGTCCATCGGCCAGACCAAGGAACTGGACATCATGTCCAATGACATCTTCCTCTTTGAGGATGACAGCTGGGGCGCTTCCCGCTCCAAGCCCGCCAACACCCTTTTCAACAAGAGCGTGACCCTGAACCCCCGCCTGCGCACCGCACGGGTGAGCGTGAAGTGGTATCAGCTGGTGGGCAACGACGCCGACATGGGCCAGTTCTTCAACGCTCTGGCCGCCGGTATGTACTCCAAGATCACCGCTCTGTGGATCAGCACCATGACCAAGATGACCGCCAACACCGCCTATGTGCCCGCCAACATGACCTTTACCAACACCTCCGCCAACTGGGTCACTGCCGGTGAGCGGGTAAGCGTTGTGAACGGGACCCGCTACCGGAATGTGATGGCCCTTGGCCGTCCCTCCGCACTGACCAAGGCCCTGCCCAGCGGCGTGGTGAACGCCTCCTCCGTGAACCTGGACGCCGCCCTGTCCACCCTGCTGGGCGTGGATTGGGCGCGGTACGGCTTCCTGGGTGAGTACATGGGCATGAACCTGATGCCCATTGACACGGCCATTGTCCCCGGCACCCAGAATACCACCGTTGTGGATATTGTGCCCGCCGACAAAATCTGGCTGGTGCCCGCAGGCGGCTACAAGCCCGTCTACATCGGCATGGAGGAGGGCACGCCCATTCAGTTGGAGCTGACCCCCGACCAGACCGCAGACATGAGCATCGACGTAGTGGTTTCTATGTCTATCGACTGTGTGCCGGTACTCGCCAGCAGAATGGCCGTCATCAACGCGTAAGACCCAAAGCGGGAGGGAGGGACCCCTCTCTCCCGCAGATATGGCGCGAGGTCCGCATGAGGGCGGAGCGCAACGAAAACGAAGCATCTTTTATCTGAAAGGAGCGGACAAGGATGGCAAAAGAGAAACGGACGGCCGCAGATGTGGCGGCGGGGATTGAAGCCCAGGAGCTGGAAGCAGCCGACCAGCCCTTGCGGGAACAGACAAAGGCTGCGCCCGTGGCAGAGCAGAAAGCGCCTGCGGCGGAGAAGGAACCCGAAAAGCTCTATACAGCCGATGAGGTAGCGGAGATCGCCAAACAGGCGGCGGCGGAGGCCGTTGCAAAGGCCATGGCGGAGGTCAAACCCCAAGTGGTGCAGGTGATGGCGGACACGGAAAAAGTGACGCTCCGCTGGTGCGCCCCGGTGGCAGACGACAATCTGGCTGTATTCGGCCCCAACGGGATGTACGGCACCGTGACCGGAAAGAACGGCACTGTGATGGTGCCCAAGAGCGAGTGGAGCCGGTTCTATGACGAGACGGCAAGACGGCTCATTGACCGGCGCTGGCTGGTGGTGCTCTCCGGCATGACGGATGACGAGCGGGCGGTGTATCACTGTGCGTACCGCAAGGGCGAGGTGCTGGACGAGACGGCCTTCCGCTGCGCCGTGACCATGGGGGACAAGCTGCTGGACATCTTCGATGATCTCTGCACGGAGCATCAGGAGATGGTGGCCAAGGCTTACTATGACGCATGGGAGCGGGGCGAGGTCGACTCCGACAGCCGGGAACTGCTGAAGAAGCTGAACGCAAAGAACAAGGCCCGGTATGCCGAAGAACCCAAGGAGGACCCCCGGCGGAAGGGAATGTTCCGCCCGGTGCTGGACGCGCTGAACAGCGCAGAGGCGGAGGAAGATAACTAACGAAAGGTCAAAAGGAGGAATTGAGCATGGACATTTCCAGTTTGGGCATTGCGGGCGTGGCGGTCATTACGGTGATCTGCTACCTGATCGGACAGGCGGTAAAGGCCACCGCCATTGAGAACAAGTGGATCCCCATCATTGTGGGGGCTTCCGGCGGCGTTCTGGGCGTTGTGGGCATGATGGTCATGGCGGACTTCCCCGCAACAGACTATCTTACCGCCATTGCCGTGGGCATTGTGAGCGGTCTGGCGGCGGTTGGCGTCAACCAGATCGGAAAGCAGATGAGTAATTAAAATTGCTTCCGCAAAGGGCTGGGGTTCCCAGCGGAAGCCAAGGGGATATTCTCTTTTGAAAAGAGAATGTCCCCCCGGCCCCCTAAAGAGAAACGCGGGGGGATTCCGATTTCCCCCCGCACCCCCTTGAAACGGCACAAAGGGGCGGAATTGCAATTCCTCCCCTTTGGAAACCCCTCCTTGGGGGGACGTGGCAGCGGGGCGCCTTTGGAAACCCTCTCCCATAGGACGGGAGAGCATGGCGAAAACGGTTGAAAAAAGTTGAAAAAGCAACCGCCAATTTGAAAGGAGAAACACTATGGTAAAGAAGTTTATTGACGGCGTGATCGAGGCTGCCCATCCTGAGAAAGCCGTGAGCGTCAATGGTTGATACGTTCGACTGCGCGAGAGCGCAGGTCTACCACAACACGGGAAAACTGTCCCTCGCTCAAATCAAGGGGAAAACCGGCTGCACCCACATCATCAACGGATATCTGTTTAACGGCAAGTTTCAGCCGGTGGGCTGGACGGTGATCGACGGCAAAGTGATCAGCCGGGACGCGTATCAGGACTGGGGCGTGTCCATCGGTTCTGATGGGAGGCCCCAGATGCTGACGGACCGGGGCGGCAGCTTTTTGAGCGGTGTCCCCATTCTCAAGGGCGGGGCGAAGCTATACCGGGAGTTAACGCCGGACGTGGCCCGGTCCGCCGCACGGACGGCGGTGGGCTGGCTGGCAAACGGCAAGGTCTGCCTCTGGTGCGACAAGACCAGCCTGACACGGGGGCAGCTTCAGGACAAGCTGCTGGGTCTGGGCGTGGTGGACGCGCTCATGCTGGATGGCGGCGGCTCCACACAGGGCATTTTTCCCAAGGGGAAGGTCACAAGCTCCCGGAAGGTGCCCACGCTGCTGCTTTTCTGGGAACGGAAGGCGGCGACCGCAAACCCTACCCCGGCCCCAACCAAACCGGAGGATCCGGCGTTGGCGTGGGGCAAGGAACACGGCCTGCTGACGGACAGCAACGCGGAGAAAGCGGTGACGCACGCAGAAATGGTGCGGGCACTGTACAAGCTGAAAGGGGAATAGGAATGGATGTAAAAGTCTACTCGCTGGCGGCAGACGGGGACAAAAACCTGACTCCGCATTTTAAGGTAAAGGAGTTTGCCTGCCACGACAAATCCGACGTGGTGCTGATCCACCCACAGCTCCCATGGGACTTGGAAGCGATTCGGTATCAGGCCAATCAGGAACACGGGAAAGGGAAAGACATTCCGCTTATTATCAACAGCGGATACCGCACGGTAGCCTACAACGGGAAACAGGAGGGTGCAAGCAGCCACAGCCAGCATTGCTATGGTTACGCGGCAGACATCCATATGCCGGGAGTATCCGTTAAGGATCTGCACCGGTATGCGCGGAACGTATCCCCCAACCATGGGGGCGTGGGCGTGTACAGCAGTTTTCTGCATTTTGACAAGCGGGAAGCAAAAGCGGACTGGAACGGCTGAGCGTTCGGAAGAAAGGGGGGAACGAAGCAATGGCGATGCAGGGGGACGCCTATCTGATCCCCATTGTGGTGCGGCAGGGAAACGTTTTGGTTGAGCCGCAGATGGTGGAACTCCTGGTGCTGAAGATCGGCGGCATTGCAAAGTTCTATCCCGGCGGTGGACTGACTTACGAAGAAGGACAGTGGTATTTCCCACTCTCTCAGGAGCAAAGTCTGCGTTTGCCGGATCGTCCTGTTGAGACAGGCGGGGGGGGGGAAA